ATTTTATTTTAAAAGCAGACCATTGGATGCTACCAACACTATTGCTATGGCTAAAATGATTGAGGACATTATATTTAAAAACGATTCTTATAAGAAAATAAAAAGCGTTAAGTTAAAATCAAGAAAAGGCGAAAGCGATTATGTTGAAATAGTATGGAAATAGCAAGGTATCACAAAGAGTGGATAGTGTTAGCGACAAAGTTAGGTGGTGGAATGTGGGCAGAGGATTTGGTGCAAGATGCTTACATAAAAATATTAGACTACAAAAAACAAAGTAAGGCATTAATGTTTTTTACATTAAGGTCAGTAGTTACAGATTACATTAGAAAGGAAAAAGTAGAAATTAATTATCCTTGTTTAGATCATTTTCCAGAAGAAGTTGAGAAAACTTTAGATGATTTATGCCAACAGATAGATGCAGAGTTACAAGAGTGGCATTGGTTTGATAGGAAGTTATTTGAGTTGTACCGAGATAGTGGAATGACATACCGAGATATAGCGAAAGAAACAACCATTAGTTTAACAAGCATTTGGAAAACATTAAAAGTAGGTAAAAATATAATAAAAGATAAATTTAAAAATGACTATTATGGATGAGTTTAAAGGAGATAAGCGTACTAAAGAATATCATGAATGGAAAGCATCTCAAGGGCTTGGGGATACTATTGAAAAAATAACCGAAGCCACAGGTATAAAGAAAGCAGTTAAGTGGGCAATGGGTGAAGATTGTGGTTGTGATGATCGTAAGGAGAAACTAAACAAATTGTTTCGGTATAAGGTGGAGTGCTTAACCGAAAAAGAGTACAAGTATTTAAAAGAATTAGGCACACCATCAGTTGTAACTAATTGGGATATGAATAAAGTGATTCAAATTTACAACAGGGTATTTCACAAGAAGCGTAGAGTATCAAGTTGTGGAAGTTGTATGAAAGTAGTGTTAGATGAGTTGCATAAATTAATGGCTGAGTATGAAACAGAAAATTAAAATATCTAAAATTAAGAGCAATCCCAAAAACCCAAGATTAATAAAAGATAACAGGTACAGAGAAATGCTGAAAAGCGTTAAGTCGTTTCCAGAAATGATGGAGAAAAGACCAATAGTTGTTGATGAGGATATGATGATATTGGGTGGGAATATGAGATGGAAAGCCTGTAAAGAGGCTGGTTTTAAAGAAGTATGGGTAGATGTAGCAGATGATTGGACTCAAGAACAAAAAGATGAGTTTATAATAAAAGACAACGATCATTTTGGCGAGTGGGATGAATTTGCATTGTATGAAGAATGGGGTACGGATAAATTAAGAGCCTTTGGATTAGATATTGCAGAAATAAATGAAGATAATGTAGATGACTTTGAAGATAAATTTAATAGTATTAACGATCAGAATTGTTTGTATCCAATAGTACCGAAATATGATGAGCGACAAGAAGTATTTATAATTGTAAGTGAAAATGAAATTGATAGTAATTGGTTAAGGGAAAAACTTAATATGCAAAAAATGAAAAGTTACAAAAGTGCAGAATTAAGCAAGAGTAATATTATACATATTAATGACATTAAAAATGAATTGTAAAATAGTCATACCAAGCCATAAAAGACACGACAATGTGATAACTACAAAGTTGGTTAATAATCCTATAATATGTGTAGAGCAATCTCAATACGAAATTTATAGGGAATATAATCCAGATTATGAAATTGTAGCACATCCAGATAATATAGTTGGGCTGATACCTAAAAGAAATTGGATGTTAGATCATTTTGGAGATATGTTTATGATGGATGATGATTTAATGTATTTTAATAAATTGTATATTGAATTAGGAGAAGTATCTCGTATTAAAAACAAAGAGTTAGTTAATTTAAAGATTCAGCAATTATATGAGTTAGCAAAGTTGACAGGAATTAATTTGTTTGGATTTACTAAAAACCCAAGACCAGAGCAATTGAATGTGTTTAAGCCGTATTCATTAAGCCATTCTATTACAGGATGTGCGTATGGAGTAATAAAAAGTGAGAATATTAAATGGGATGAAAGTTTTAAATTAAAAGAAGATTATCTTATATCTTGTTATGTAAAATATACCGAAAGAAAAATATTAATAGACAGAAAATATAATTTTGCACAAAAAGATACTTTTAAAAGTAGTGGTGGATTAGCACATATTAGAAATAATGATGAGGAGTTAAGAAATATTTTAAGGTTAAAAAAATATTTTGGAAATGTTATTAGCTTAAAAAAAACAAGAAAATCTGCAAGTTTAAAAAAGGAGTATGATGTAACAATTAAATTTCCATATTAATTGTTATTAATATTGTAATATTTATTATATTTACACAATAAACATAAAATAAAAAACTATGAGATTATTTACAGAAAACAACTATGAATTTTTAGAAGTATCAAGTTCATTACAAAAAGCAATCAGAAGAAATGATGTAGAATTAGCAGGATACTTTGGATTGGAATTATGGCACTCTGGATATAGAGATTATGTATGGAAAAGATTGTACACAATATCAGCAGAGGATTGTGCTGGATATGTAACACAGGAAATTGAAGCATTATGGCAAGGACACGAATTAGTAAACAAAACTGCTAAAAAAGGAAAACCAAAAGGGAGAATATTTGTAAGCAAGGCAATAATATTATTATGTCAATGTGATAAAAACAGAGATCCAGACCATTTGCAAAATTATGTTTATGATAAAAAAATAAATATAAGTGATGAAAAAATAGAGCAATATTTTGATGAAGTAAGAATAGAGAAAAAACCAATACCAGAATATGCTTATGATTGTCATACAATAAAAGGAAAAATGAGGGGTAGAACAAAACAAGAATTTTTTAAAGAAGAATTAGAAGCGTTAAACCCAAGACAAATAGGATTATTTGATAATGTTATATGAAAATATTAATTACAGGAAGTGATGGTTTTGTAGGTAAAAATTTATTAAAAAGATTAAAATATTGTAATTACTACAAGATAGATTTAAAATTAGGATCAGATATTAATTTTATTAATAAGGTTAGGTATGATCCAGATGTAATAATACATTTGGCAGCAGAAACTTCAGTTTTTAATAATGACATAAAAAAAATAATACATACCAATGTAAGTGGATTCACAGAAGTAGTATCGTTTGCAAATAAGAATAATGCAAAATTAATATATGCAAGTTCAAGTTCTGCAAATAATATTACTTCTATGTATGGTATAAGTAAAAAGATGAATGAAGATTACGCAAAAGCATATTGTAATAATTCAATAGGGATCAGATTTCATAATGTATATGGTAATGACCAAAGAGCAGATACTTTATTAGGGTTAATTAATAGTAGATCAAAATTAAATCTGTATAACAATGGAAATAATACAAGGCATTTTACTCACATAAATAATATATTAGATTGTATTATGTATTATGTATATAATAATATAAATACCGATATAGTAAATGTTTTAAATCCAATTAAAAATAGTGTAATAGAATTTGTACAAGAGTGTAATAAATACATTAATGTAGATTACCAAATAACAAAAGAGTTAAAAGAATATGATAAACAGAGCCAAAAAGTAGATGGCACAATGTTTGAAAAGACTAAATATATTAATATAAAGCAAGGATTAAAAAAATATTTTAATGAACAAAACCGAACACAATAAGAAGGCAGTATTAAAAGCATTAGAAAAGTCATTAGGAGTAATAACTATTGCGTGTATGAACGCTGATGTTGGTAGAACTCAATTTTATCAATGGTTAAAAGATGATCCAAAATTTGCAGAAGCAGTCAAGGATGTAGAAAATATAACATTGGATTTTGCAGAAAGCGAATTGCATAAACAGATAAGAAATGGATCAAGCAGAGGAACTACATATTTATTAAATTGTAAAGGTGGACATAGAGGATGGGGAGAGAAATCTCAATTAGATATAACTTCAGACAATAAACCTATTGTGTTAAACATTGGTAATGGAGTTAAACCTAACAAGTAAACAAAACGAAGCAGTCTATTATTTAAAGGACAACACTACAACCGAAATATTATATGGTGGTGGTGCTGGAGGTGGTAAGTCTGCTTTGGGAGTATTATGGTTGATAGATATGTGTACTAATTATCCACAAACCAGATGGCTGATGGGTAGGGCTAAATTAAAAACATTAAAGGAAACGACATTAAATACATTTTTTGAGTTAAGTACAAAACTTGGGATGTCAAATATGTGGGAATATAAAACCCAAAAAGGTGCAATAGTTTGGTATAATGGTAGTGAGATACTTTTGAAAGATTTGTATTATTATCCATCAGATCCAAATTTTGATGAGTTAGGTAGTCTTGAAATATCTGGTGCTTTTATTGATGAGGTAAATCAAATAAATATTAAGGCAAGAAATATAGTTAAGTCAAGGATAAGATACAGGCTGGATGAATACGGATTGA